TCTCAACGGTCTGCGCCGGATCAGTTTGATAACCAACAGAAACAGAATCAACATGACCTTCTTTAATTTTGGTTATTATCTCTTCTTCGGATTCACTTATAAAAATTTTGCAAAGCAATTCAGATTCACTGGTGTGCCAATCGCGGGCAGAGCCAACAACATCTTCTATTGATCCTCTGCTGTGCGCGTCAAGAAGAGGAGCTTTATTATTTTTTGGCAATTCACAATATTTCATGGGAAGAATTTCCCGCACGAGTTCCCAGCGTTCCCAATCAACAACCACAGCGGGAGCGTCTGTTGTTGCTATTGTATCTATGCCGTCAGAAACTTCTTTACCTTCGGCGCGCGTAAGAATCGCATTGGAACGGCTGCACATTCCGCCGAAGTTTTTAGGATTTAATTTATCCGCTTCGAGTCCTTCAATTTTTATTTTCATTCCAGCACCTAATTATTAATCAAATGTTTTGCTTTGCCGTTAGTTGGTTTCTTAACGGCATCATCATCGGTTGTTTCAATTGATTTTGTTTGTTTGTAATTACTTCCGGGGAATGGAAGACCGGCTTCTTCAAAAGCTTCTTTTTCGTATTGCATTTGATCTATAAATGCTTCTAAAGACCAGCCGCGTTCTGCAAGAAATTCTTCGAACGATGCGGCTCCGTTACTTATTAAAAGAAGCATAGCATCAGCTTCATCTTTCGGTGATACCCATTGCCATGCTCTGCCCTGGAACCAAGGCTTATTAAACTTTTGAAATTTTTCGAAGGGAAGTTTTACCGCTTGTGTTAAGAGTGCCATGCGCAGCCACTCTTCAAAATTCCAATTAAGAAAATGATCTCTAAACCATGCGTGAAGTTCTTTCCACGTATCGCGTTCTTCTAAAAGGTTAGTGCGTGAGGATGTATAGTTAACATCAGAGTAATCATTAGCGAGTGTTATAAAAGCTATGTCTAAACCGGAAGCTATTCCGCGCAGCGCCCATTTTTGGAAATCCCCTTCTTTGCCGGATGGAGATTTAAAATCAACAGCTTGTGCTGTCATTCCTCTTGGAACAATAACATCTTCGCCGGGGTAGGTTGGTTTTACTAAAACGCTGGGGTCTTTCTCTCCGTTAACAATTGGATGCTGTGCGCCCGGCACATTTACTTCTGTAATTTCTTCTTCAACAACTCCGTCTTTGTATTCATACTTAAGACCTTTGTTTGCAGATACGCGAGCATCAACAAGGATTGCTTCTTCATAACCGGAAAGCATTTTCATTCTTATCATGCTTGGCGCAAACCACGGAATGCCGCGCACTTGTGAAGGATGTTCTTGTACGAACAAATGTTTTATTTGCAGCATACCAAGGTTATCATACATTGGAATTTGGACGCGGTCTGTAGAAAAAACAGATCCGTAGAAAAGTTGGTTGTAAGGATTTACTTTCTTAAGCCAGTAAGCAACGGGCTTGCGGTATGGTGTTAGCTCTACACCCATTACAACATAGTTGCCGTTGTTTAATTTTGTGTTATATGTTTCATCAAGATAATCTGCTTCTATAAGTTGAAACCGGTAGCCGTATTTTGCGGATGGGTCTCTAATTGGTTTTATTAAAATTTCTCCATCGGTTGCAATTGTAACAATATTCTGGTTACATGCTTCGCGAAAAGAAATTTGTTCGGTTACGGTGCAGTGTTGTGGGAGGCAGTAATCTTCCCATGCTTCTTGAATAATTGTGTTTGCAAGTTTATCATAACGAGGAACTTTCATTCCCTTTTTTTCATCATAGATAAGTTCCATCGCTTTATTGCGCAGAGTGAATCCATCGGGCCCTATAACATTTTTCTTTAATGAGTTTAAATATTTTTTTGCCCAAGGGTCATTCTTTGCAAAATCGCGGGACCGGGCACGCATCAAACGCAAGCCTTTGTATTGTGATTGGCTCAGCGTATCGAACACATCATTCCAATCGGTTGTAAGATGTGTTTGCTGTGCGGCAGAAAAACTACGGGCAGATTCGTTAAAAGCTTTTACAACCGAGCCAAGACGTTCTTCCAAGCTTGTGTATGATTCGTTTACTTTAGTTAATTCGGTAGAAGGAACATAACCGAGTTTATTCGCTATTTTATTTTTTATACTCATCTAAATGAATTAATTAGTATTGGTCTTTTTGTTAATCCTATTTTGCGTTTGTAAAACGAAATCATGTTTTCAAGTTTTTCTAAATCTTTGAACGTGGTTGCTTTGCCATTGATAGATATGTTCACATATTCGCGGTTGGCTACTTTAAGGCGCGCATCTATAAGCGCATCAAGAACTTTTTGATCATCGGAACGGAGATCGCCGGAGGCTGCTAAACTTGCACCTACAGCAATAACACCAGTATAAGCGGATGGGTAAGAAATTTTTCCATCGGTTAGATTTGTAAACTTGTATTGAAATTGATAATTGCCGGAAGATGTTAAAAGCGTATTAGGTATTGTGTGGATGAAGACACTTCCGCTTTTTGTAGTAGTTGGGGATACCGCGGCGGCGGATGCAAGTTTGAGATAAATTGTTAAGTCGTATTCCGTTGCGGGAAAATCTGGGATGGATTCTTCCCATTCTATATCTGCGCCAGCAACTATTGTTTGATCTGTTATCACTTATACGCCTTTAGCATTTAGTTAATGCTTAAAAGCAAAAGGAAAACTTTTGCTTTATTGTTAGGCGTATATTATTTAAAATATGGCGGGATTAGTATGTCAGAGTATGTCAGATTATGACATGAATTGAATGCAGAAAATTTTTGAATTATTTCTTTTTTTGTTCTGACTCAAGCGAGGTAATATTTATTTCAATTTTTGCATGGTCTTCTCTAAGAAGCTTTTGCATAGATTCGATAAAATTATTTGATTCAACCCGGCTAAAGAATTCATTTAAAAATCTATTCGGCGCGCCGAGCGCTTTAGACATTTTCAAAGCCTTGTCCTTGTTATCATCCCACAATTGTATGTGCATAACAGCCTCTTTTTATTATTCAACCTTTTAAAACTTTTGCAGCTTCAATTTCTACTTTCATTAAATCTACTATTGAGCGGATAGAAGAATTAATTGCATTTGCTTGTTCTATATATTTGCTTCCATCATCACAATTTAATTTTTCTATCAATGAGTAAGCTGTAGTTTTTAATTTGTGCCAATTCGGGTCTTCCCCAAATTTAATAAGCCCTTGGGGCGCATCACTATCAGCCGGTAGGAATTGTTCTAATTCATCGTCAAGCTTTTCATTCTTGATGGAAACAATTCCATCATCGGTGGAGATGATTGTTTCTTTTTCCATTATTTTATAATCAAGAATTTTTTTTACCGAGAGTCTGTACATGAAACTTTTACCTTTCATTTTAGCAAGTTTACTTTGAGCGTTCATTTATTTTTCTCCTTAGTTTTATTTCAGTTCTTTTTAGTTCTAAAATTTCTTTATTATTAATCACTTGTTTTCTTAGTTCATCATTTAAGGGCGCAATGAAGAACGCAATTTTTTTATCAGATTCTAAATCGAGATTCAGTTCGGCTCTCCGCCGCATTAAAGCCCCGGTCTTCGCGGGGTTTGAATTCATTCGGATTTGTTTGGAACGCGGGATTAGAATTAAATTACTCAAGCGTACATCAAGAGTGTTTCCGTTTTTGAAACGAAGCGTATGCCCTTGCGGAATTTTCCCGTGTTTCTTTTCCCATATAAATTGGTGGTACGGCTGCCATTTGCCTTGTGATAGTCTAATCCATTTGTACTTAATTATTTTGCCGCGCCTCTCTGCGTGGTCAGTTCTAATTGTAATGCATTTATCATACTTTGTATTTTTTGGAAGATGTCCTTTCTTAAACCATGTTTTTTCACTGCCGGGGATACGCAACCCCTTCATTCCTTTGTTCCATACTACATTTCCTTTTTTGAAGTAACTTTTTTCTCTTCTTTCTTTTATTATGTGTTTTGGTGCAAATAATTTGAGACGCTTCAAACGCTGCTGAACTGATGGTTTACTTCTTCCTAACATTATACCTAATTTGCCGGGAGTATAATTAATGTAATTATCTTTTAAAATTTTATCTTCTTCGGGTGTAAATTTTTTCATTATTTTTTCCATTGATTAACCCAGTTACTATTTTCTTTACGAGCCTCTAGCTGTTCTTCTTTTGGTTGGTCAAACAATGTGCCTTGCGTTAACCGCGTTGATAGTTCCTTCATGCTTTCGTTCATCTTTATCAAGTTGGCTTTAGAAATTCTTAGAGCAAATAAATTTTCCACTTCACAATCGAGAGGTTCATTTGCTTGACCCGGAACGGGTTCCCACACGGGGATATGCAAACCGTTTACCCGCTTGAGAACTTTTTTTTCAGACAGCAATCCTTGTATGTAAGTTATATCAGCGCATGAGTGGAAGTGCATATAACCGGGATGTGGTTCTTCGGCTTTTATTTCTTTATCCCATTCAATTTTTAATCGGTCCATAATTACTTGCTTCGCGGTGTCTGTTCCAACAAAATAAAGCGGGATGTTTCCTTTGTTGTTAAAGCTCGGTTTGTTTGGAATGATAGGCTTACCGGAAGTGTTAGCTCCTTTGGTTGCGTAGAATCTTTGCACCGCACCGCTCTTTAACCGGCGCGCAAGTCTATCTCTTACAAATGAATAGACGTGATCTGTCTGGTGCCCACCGGTATCAATTGCAACGGTGGAGATGTAAAGGGGGAATCCAAGTGGATGATTAATGGGTTCCATCAATGCATAATCAAGAGTGTTCCAAACAAATTCTAATGCGGGGTTTCCTTCAAATACTTCATAGCGCAAAAGGATACTTTCTTCTCCAACACACCAGCCTTTAACAGCCATTTCTAAACGGTTATCTTGTGTATCAATTCCGGCTGTTACAAATACAACTTTTTGTAAAATTGATTTTAGTTGAGGTGAGTAATAATCTTTAACACGTTCTAATAATTTT